CGGTGATGATCAGGACGTCTCCGCCAATGTTCAGCCATGCGTTCTTCCCCATCGGCTTCGACATCTGGTAGCGCCCTTGCTGGCGCCAGTTCTGGGCATCGTTTGGATTGGTGCCGGTAAAGATCGCGATCTCGCCTTCGGTCGTGACGAAGATGCACTTGTCGTCGATGCCGTCGCCAGCCGACACGGACCATGTGCAGCCGAACAGCAGCGCTCCGCCCTTGGTGAAGGCGCCCGACAGCGGGATCAATTGCAGCGCTCCGCCCACGGCATCGATGTCGAGATACCACGCATTCATCGATCCGCCCTGTATGAAGAACAAGCGACGCCGGTACTTCCAGACCTGCGTCAGGCCATGCCCGTTCACGACAGGGGATCCGGGCGGCCCGGTAATCCACGACACGCCGTCGGCAGCCGAATTTGCCCAGCGGTTCGGCGGGGGTGCGGTGCGATCGGCGGCGAATGTTCCTGCAGCTGCACTGGTGTGGGCAATCAGGCAGCGCCAATGCGTGCCATCGACCGTGTCGAGAGCCGTTGCCCCGACCGCATAGGGCGTGTTGTTCACCCACGCAGTCGTGCCAGGATCGAGCTGCGTCCAGGTCGTGCCGTTGTAGCGCAGCGGATAGTCTCCGGCATCATTGACCGTAATCAGCCAGTCGCCCGCAGCGTTGGCCATCTGCGCAGTCGAGAAGTGCCCGTTGGCGAGCGTGATGCCTGCCACCAGAACTGCGGTTGCCGACGTCACCTCATAGAGCTTGTTGGCGTTGGCGGCGAACATGCGCTTGATGCTGCCGGTCACATAGGGAAACAACGACAGCACGGGCGTGCTCTCCGTGAGCTTGCACCACGTCAAGGATCCACCGCGCAGCCGCAAGGTGTTCTCGGTGACAAACCAGTTGTCCAGCACCATGGCGCCGGCAGGCTGCATGAAGGCCGGGTTCTCGTTCAGCACCAGTCCGCGCGTCGGTGCCGGAATGGTCTTCGGCATCAGCTGCTGCGCAACCTGGGCTGGAGCGGCATAGCGCCGGAATTCCCGATAATGGGGCAGGGAGCGGCTCATGACGTTTTCCGCTTCTTGGGGGCGATGCCTTCGAGCTGTGCCACGCGCGCGCGCAGCGCTTTCAACTCCTGCAGCAGGATCGGGACGTACTTGCTGTAGTCGATGTAGTGCAGGTCGTTGAACTCGTCGTAGAACGCCGGGGTGGCATAGACCTCCTTGGCCTGCTGCGCGATGACGCCGTAGCTGCGCTCGCCGGTTTCCTTCCATTTGAAATCGTACACCATCGTGTCATCGATGATGTGGCCTGCATCGAACGACTTGAGGTCCTCCTTGAGGCGCGCATCGGAAGTCGTGTTGAAAGACGTTGCGCTCGCCGTAACCGAAATGCTGCCGCGCGAAAAACCATCCTGCCTGCAATCGATCAGGCCGCCGGTCATGCCGTTGAGATTGAAAAATCCCGGCCATACCGTCGAGCGGCTGACCGCCAGATATGTCCCCGAGCCATTGGCAATCACGGCGCCGTTCAGCGTGTTGCCGACACCCGGAGGATTGGTGATGACGCCGTCACCGATCGAAAGCTGGTTTGCGTAGATGTTTCCGGCAACGCCCATGCCGCTGCTGACACACAGAGCACCGGTAATTCTGGAGGTGCTCTCCGTGACGTTTGAAAACCTGATCGTTCCAGAAGCCGACCAGATATTCCCGGTCGAGTCGAACGGCCCGCCGTTCACGAACGAGGTGTTCCCGATGACAATCGAGGCAATACCGCAATTCGTCACGAGACCGCAACCGGCATTGATCCCGGAGGAAGGACCAAAGATATCCATTCTGCTCACTGTGCCGGGTGTGACCTGGGATTGCCCAACTGCGAGATTGCCGCCTATCGAAAGCCTTTCGCCAATGCCGACACCACCGACAACCTGCAACGCTCCGGATGCCGGCCCGGTGGATACGGTTGCCGGTGAAACGATGACACTGCCGCCGGATATGCTGTTCAGGACAAGCGGGGCTGCATCAATCTCGCCCCTGACATGCGTGCTTACGGCATCATTGGCGGCAAGGAGGCCCGGCCCGCTTGTTCCGTTCTGAACAAACCAGTTCCTGTTTGTTCCGGTAAAGAACCTCGATGAACCAATCGACACAAACCCGGCAGAAAAAGAAGCAGGACTGGAGAACGATGCGGTTCCCGTCGCGCGATTGATCGACAGCGGGGTGTCTATGACACCTCCCGCATCGTTCTGTCTGACAAGAGAAAAGTCTGATCCGGTATTTCCTCCGCTCTCCGCAACATTGTTGCCAAGCTGGAGCGACCAGCGGCCCACCCCGTTTAATCTGCCGGCAACACCGGCGATCTCTGTGGCGGAAGTCTTGTCCAGAAATACGCGCGGCTGCGACTTGGTGATCGTCAAATCGCCAGTCATCGTGTCGCCGGCCTTGGCGACCTTGAGCGCAAGCGCAGTCGCCTGTGCCGTGCTCACCGGCTTGTTGGCGTCGCTGGTGTTGTCGACGTTGTCCAATCCAACGGCGGACTTGTCGAGCGTCTGGAACGACTTGTCGCCGCGATAGTATTGCGCAGTGGTGCCCGCCGCGATGAACGCCTGTCGTGTCGTGTCGGTCGGGTGAACGTGCGTCTCGCGCGAGAATGCCGTGCCGGTACCAGCGGCAGCCGTACCATCCATCAATGGCAAGGCGTTGCCGGGGGTCCCTGCTCCATCCGCTCCAGGCACGCCCTGGGCACCCTGAATTCCTTGCGGCCCCTGCGCGCCGGTAGCGCCGGGGGGACCCTGCGCGCCGGTAGCGCCGGGGGGACCCTGCGGACCCATCGCGCCATCAACTCCGGCCGGTCCGGCCGGTCCCTGCAAGGCGATATTGAAGGCGCCGACTTGTGGCCCGGCGGGGGACCTAACCGTAAATGCCATTTGATCCCCATCCGTATATCGGGCTTTGCCCGTCGATCAGGATCGGAGAAGGCTTGTCCGCGCCAGCGACCTTGGCCAGTGCATCCTCGTAGTTGGCGAGATCCTCTGCGTAGGTCGCACCCTTGTTGCATTTCCATTGCCAGATCATCGCAAGCTTGAGCAAACGCTCGTCGATCCGAAAGATGTCGGCATCCGTCAAGAACTGATTGCCTGGAGTGGTGATGCCGCCCGAGATCTGGTTGATGCAGTTCCTGCTGAGGTAGGGAAACATCGCGATGTTTCCGGGCTGCAGCGTAGGATGAATGTGAAGCTGGTCGCCCAGGATTATCCATTCGCCCCAGGAGTTGGTTTCATTGGCGTTGCGCCTCCGCATCCAGTCGTCGGCATCAGAAACGAACGTCATTGGCTGTTGCGTCGAGGTGTTGCGCCAGATATTCGACGTCAGCAGCATGCGCTTGTAGTCTGGTGGCAGCGGGAACGACGCCTTGGCTCCATCACCAAGGCACACGCCGTCCACGATGTTTTTCAGCACCGTCCAGTCGCGCGTGTCGTAGGCGATGCTCTGCGCCTTTTCGTTCGCGAGCTGGACGAATTCCCAGGACGTGCGGTCAACATAGGGGGAAACAAAAACGCTGCCATTCGGTGGCCTGACGCCAACGAACGAGCAGACCTCCTTGATGACCGACTGTACCGTCATCCACCCAGCTCCTGTGCGATCCGCACCAGATTGCGCATCGACGGGTTGCCGAGCGGGCGCTTGCCGGTCTTCTCAAGGATGAGGGCGCGCAGCTCGTTGCGGTTCATGCCGATCAGCTCGGGGGGCGTGTCGTGATCACCCGACACGATCCGCTCGTCCTCGCCCTTGCCGTCGTCCTCGTCGGGATCGTCATCCGGCTCCGGAGGCGTCGGAACCGGGGCTGGCTCCTCGATCGGTCGATGACCAGGGCCGGCGATCGCGATCCTGCGATCATCCTGCAGCAGCTGGACCTGACTGATCAGGGCCTCGATCTGCTGCTGCTGGCGCATGATCGTGGCGTCATGAGAAGAGCTGGCCAGATACTCCATGGCCTTGTTCTTCAGCTCGCGCCCGCCGATCCCCAGGTTCTTCAGTGGCTGGCCATCAAGCTCGGCCAGAGCCTCGATGGTGTAGATATTCAGTGCACGAAGCTCCATGCGCTTGCTGTCCGTCAAAAAAGGAACGTAATCCAGCGGCGTTCCTGATTTGGTCTGCTGCTTCTTGGCCAGGAACTGCTGGTACTGGCGCGGCCAGCGCTCCGCATAGGTCAAATGCTGGTTCTCGCCGGTTTCCTCGTCGGTTTCCCAGTGCGAGAAGGTGTGGCTGCGATAGACACCGCAGTCCTTCGAGCCGGCAAAGCGGATCTCACACACCTCGACGTCCTCGAAGATCGGCCTCCCGGCCTCGATGCTCTTGCGCTCGTTCTTGAACGCCATGGTCTTGAAAAACGGCGTGATGCCGGCAGCCCTGTCTCCCAGTGCCATTCGTCACTCCCTCGAAAAAGGCCAGCACCCTGGGGACAAGGTGCTGGCCAGCGGGCCTTCCGGCCTCATGCAGCCGGATTGCTGTCCTCGAAGCGCCAGTTGAACATCGGGTTGGTCATGGTCAACTCGCCCATCCACCCAATGAATTGCGCGATCGCATCTTTGTCGATCGGCATCTGGCCCTGGCCCTTGAACAGGTTATCGAAGTTCCTGTTCGGGTTGTAGCGGATGCGCAGCGTATCGGTGTTGAGGCCGAACGTCGTGTTTGCTGGCATGTTGCTCCCGATGCCGCCGTCCAATACTATCTCTGCCCGTTTTCCACCGCCGATATACTCGATCGAGGTGAAGCCGAGCTTGCCGAGACTTGTCTCGTTGTTGATGCGCTGGATCGCGACCGTGGCAGCATCATACGCGGCGTAGTGTTCCGGGGACATGATCAGCAGGTCCGCATACTGCTTGCCACGGCTCTGCTTGGTCATGATGTAGTTCAACATCGGGCGAATGCTGGTGCTCGTGACCTGGGTGGTCAGGGCGGCCGGAAGCCCCGGCGTCGTGGTGCCGGCGAGGGCACTCGCGTCCCAGGTCGTGGTGCGCCAGATCGCGTTGTTGGCCTGCGTGCGATCGATGCCCGCGTAGGTGCCGGTTGCAACCAGCTCGGGAATTGCCGCCGCGAGGCCGGTCAGCTGCTTGCCGCCGAAGGCAGCTCCATTGCTGTAGATCGCGGCGTCCATGGTGTCTTCCAGCGAGCGCTCGGCAGCGTCCATGTAGGCTTCCATGGTGTCGATGATCTGTGCGTCACCCTCGTTGTTGAGGATCTCC